TTTGATGGCTTCAGCAGCCACGTCACCCAACATCTCATCAACTTCTTTCTTGGCGCCGGCAATCTTGTCGGCAAAAGTAATTTTGTCTTTGGGAGGTGCAAGTTTAGCAAATGACTTTTGTTTAGGTGTCATTGGCGCACCGTCTTCTTCAGCCATGGCAGCATTTCTCATTTTTGCTGGCATCTGTGATGCTAACTTTTGAGCATGCATTTTATCGTTCATATTGGCTTTATGGACACTGGTTTTATTGGATAAATCTGCATAGTGTTGGCTTGCTTTATTGTACCCAGGAATCAATGCCATTTCAGGATCATCACTTTGTTTAACCAATTTACTTTTTATACGGTCAACTTCATTATCAAATTTTACACTACGTCGGTTTGCCGCATTTCTAGTTCTGTTTAGCAACTCAGAACTTAGTTCATCAAGTTCTTGTGGCTTCTTGCCAGTTTGTGGCATGCCCATCTTGCGTTGCAAGTCTTTGCGCATGGATTGATCGTCACCATGGCCCAGGCGGTTCATCACAGCGCCGCCAACTTTCTTGACTGCACTGCCAACTCGCTTGGCCACATCACCCATGCCCTCGTCCATGTCTTTTTGTTTTTTACGCAAGGCACTATTGAACTTGTCATCTAGTCTATTGTATTTGTCAGATGCTTTTTGATCTCGGCGATCGTCAGCATCAGCATATTTCATACCTGCCTTGTCCCTTGCACGTTTTAATAGGTCAGTACTGAGTTCATTGACTTGGTCTTTATCATACTTGTCATACTTGGCACGAACTGGATCCAGTGCCTTGCCTTCACGTCCAGCCTTGGCCAGGGCCTGCATGCCTTCTTTGCCATACTTCTCATAGCCTTTGGCCGCACGGCTCATGCCTTCTTCTTCTAGTTTGCCAGATTTTTTCATCTTTTGGAACTGAGCACCCGCCACACGCTCACCAGCGGCCTTGCTACCGTATTCTTTGCCGGCTTTTTTTGCCAAGGCATCAAACCCAGTGGTCTTGTTGTTGTGCTTGCCCATGTCACGTTCATTTAACTGACCGTGTGTGGTTTCTGGCTTCTCGCGAATTGCGTTTAGTTTGTCGTTGAGATTGTAAAAAAATGTCATTGTATTATCCTCTTGGGTTTGCGCCAGTGGCTGGGCGGGGTTGACGCTTGATATTGGTCATGGGGCTCTTGTTACCCATTGGCAATTCATTTGTGGTTTTGGCAGGAGGTGTCTTGCCCCCGGCCACGGTAAAATTACTACGATATGCATTTTTCAAGACTTCGTGATCGTACGGACCAGTTGCATAGTCTTTGCTCAAGGCTCGTTGTTCTGCATCAGGAGCAGGGTATGGTGAATCTAACAAATCTTTATTTTGATCTGCAATCTTTTCACTTTCAATGTCGAGACTTTCTTCATATGGAGTGGACATCATCACAATGCGATTGGGATCCAGCCCAAGAATCTGTGCCAGTTGTTTGATTTGTGGCTCAATGGCTGGATACTTGAATTCCACATCCACAATCTTCATTGGCTGATTGGGAAACGCTGGAAAATCAGGGATCACTCGACGAACCGGTGTGCTCTTGGCATTTGACATATTGACAATGTCAAATTGAGCACATTTATCTCGGAGTTCTTTGAAAAAGCCATCGGGCACATCACCCACCACTTTGATGCGGTAGTTGTATGTACGTTCGCTTTCGGCTAGGTATTTGGCAAATGGTTTCATATTCAGTATCCTGTTGTATATTTATTCTTTTTGCGTGTTTTGGCTTTTGCCAATAATACGTTCCAGCAGATCATTGCGGCTTAGAACCACGCCGTGTGCTGTTTGTGCGGCGGCCATGCCCTCAGGATCTTTGGCATCCAGGGCTTGTTGTTGTTGATCTAGACGCATTTTTTTCATCTGTAGATCAATCATTTTGAGTTTCTTGTCCAGTTTGGCAGTCTTGGCTGTGATAGCATGACCCAGCATGTTTGATGCTACTGAAAAGATTTCACTGGCAAAGCGTGAATCAACTTGAAAACCAAGATCCATGAGATCTTTGTAACTGCCTGTTGCCAGGCCGGCAAGTTCATCCATTTCGGTATCTGTTGCTTCAAGCCCACGCACAGCAGGCAAAGCATTGTCTACTTTGTCAATGGCTTCGTCCAGGGCTAGTAGTGTTTCTCTATTGGTAGGAAGTGTGGGCAGAGCAAGGTCTACTTCTTCCTCGGTGTGTGGGAGATCAAAAAGGTCTTCAAGTTTACGAGTCATGCCAATATTTAGTGGCTCACGCTCGACCGTTGTGAAACATGTCTTGTTCGGTTATGACTCTGAATGTGAGTCCGTTGCGTCGGGCCCATTTGGTCGCCGCGTCCCATTTGGCATAGTTGATGGCAACTATAGCACGTTCTTTTGAACTCATTTTTGACTCAATTACGCTTTGTTTTTTGGGTTTGATTTCAATCAATTCGGCTCGCATTTGATTGCCTCTAGTGCGATATGTTATTAAAAAATCTGGGATATACTGTGTCATCTTGCCTGTCAAGGGATGACGATAAGGGATAGCAATTGATTCACTGGCCCACTGTAGTACAGCATCATTTGAGTCGCAGAACTTCATGAAACTAAATTCCCAACCAGATCTGTAGCGGGGCTCGCCGTTGCCCACATACTTGGCACGGTTCACTACTGTATATGTGCCTTGTGCCCAGTGTGCCATTATTGTCTGACGTTTCTAGCCGCGTAGTAGTTGGGTGCTACTGGTATGCCCACTCCCAACAAGGTAGCACGGCTTCTGATACTGTTGAGATAGTAGGCCATGTTGATGTTGAGATCCAATTGCTCACCGCTGGCCTGGAATGTTTGCAACAGGGTCAATGGAGGAATATTAGTGTCTTGTGCCACTCTAAATAAACTGGCAGTAAAGTTATCTGCGGCTTGTTTTGTGGTCATCACACTCTTGAAGTAACTGTTGACTATGTCATAGTCACCCACAGGAATGTTCACATCATAGTCATAGAATGCATCAAACACTCGTACTGTTTGATCAATGTTGTAGTTGGTGTAATTAATGCTGGCCATAATTAGTAATTACCTAAAAATCACTTTGGAGTAGGATAATACATACCACTGGCTCGTCCAGGAATCTGTCGCATGGCAGCTGGTACTGCTCCTTTGACCACATTTGTTCCCAGAGCCACTGCTTCGTTGACAGCAATACTCTTGAGATTTTTACCTTTAAACGTATTGTAGGTTGTGCCGGCTTTTTGTATAGCACCAATGATGCCCAATGGTCCACCACTTTGTAAGTCTTCTATGATACCTCCTGCGGCATCCAACAGGCCACCTTGTCCCATGAAGTTGGCACGACTGCCCGGACGACTGATTGGACTCAGTGTTTGATCATAGTGAGAGGGATCAGCAAAGCCTTTGATATTCTGATCTGGCCTACCTTTGCCAATGGCCCCTGCATAGTATTTCACAGTTTCATAAGCAATGGTCATGCTGTTCTGCATGGTGCCAGCACCTTCTGCATAGGAGTACTGATCATGTGAGTAATTGGTGATTAGTGGATTGACCAACACATAAGTTGCTGTTTTGTGTTGATCCATGCCAGTGATCTGAATATCAAGAAAGAACGGAGCCTTGCCCGAAGGACCTGATGTACCATCATTGTAGGCTTCACCAATATAGCCCCAGTCGTTGACATTGCCCACACGTTGGTTGGCATAGATGTCACGAATATTGTATCCAAATCCTGTGACTTTATTGGCGCTTTCACCAAGGCTGCCGTTGTTGCCATTTTCCAATACTTCATTGTAACTTTGGCTGGCATCTTTGTAGTAGTAGTTGTAGTAGGCGTACCACATCTTGCGCACATTGTCCCCAGCATCATCGTGAAATACCACAGTGACAGGATCATAATTGATCTTGGTCTGTACCACACGCTTGCGATTGTATTGATTGAGAGTTTCGTTGGCAATTGTGAACTTGGGCAAGTCCACAGTCTTTACCACATAACTCAATGATGAATTGCCTTGCACTCCAAGATAGGCAGCCAGGCCAGGAACACCTGCAAAGTTAAGAGTAAAACTAACGTGGAAAAGGAACTTGTACCGAGGTTTAAGTTCAAATGAGTTGGGAGTAAACACCTTGCTTGCGTGAGTGTAATCACGCAAGGCATTGACTTCAGTAAATCCTTGAAAGAATTGTTGACCAAATGTTGGCATTGCCTAGCCCTTAGGCGCCTAGGCCAACACCTGTTACTGAACCACCGATGGTGCGTCCAAGTCCGGTGGCAATAGCACCAATACCACCATCGTTCACACTGGTCTTGGTCTGTGCGGCGTTGTCATAAGCAATGTTCAAATTGATTGTGACACCTTCGTTGGTACCATAGTTGAGTTCACCGTAGTCAGCACCCTTCAGGTAGCAACCATACAGTTCCCAGTTCTCAAGAACTGTAGGTGTGTCTGCACCATTGCCACCATCAAGAATTTGAATTGTGGTCATAAACTTGTAGTCAATACCAGCCGCGGCTGATGCTTGTTCCAAGAAGTCCAGTTGTTTCTGCATTTGTTCACCAACCAGTGTCATAACACTGCCTGATGCATCATCACGTACTGAACATGCGATATCAGCCCAGGTATGACGTCCGGCCAACTTCAGCGTTGAGTTGTAAATTGGTAATGCGATTTCTTCAAATGTTAGATTGGGTCTTGCCACGCTGACAACTTGTTTGGTCATTTCTGTTGTGCTATTAGTTACACCAAAATTTTGAAACAATACTCTAAATCTGTATTTGAGTTTGGGCATCAACAGGCCCTGGGCGCTCGCGGATTGATCGCTTGCTAACGGTACTGTCATTCTGTTTAGTGATGCGCTTGCCATTTGTTATCTCCTATATGTTTATTTACCTGAAACGAGGCCTGAAAAATCAGGCCCCAGTTTCATTATTGTCCGGCAGCAATTGCCCCAGTGTTCTTGATACGCAGGGGAATGTAGATGAATTCCACTGCTTTCACTGGCTCAATAGCAACGTCTACCCACAATTCATTGCGGTCAATACGTGCAGGAGTGTTATTGCTCAAGTCACAAACAACCAGGTAGTCATACAAGGCACGCTTGGCAACCAAGTCAATCATCAGGCTATTAACACTGTTGGTGATTTGATTGCGTGTGATTGTGTCATTGGGTTCAAACAAGTACAGTTTACCAATCTCTTCCAGGCGTCCACGCAAGAAACACACCAGGCGTGCCACGTTGATACGATCCAGTGCTGTGGTTGTGGCAGTGGTGGTCTTGTTACCAAAGTTGGTGATACCAATTCCGGGAATGAACGTGATTGGGTTGATATTGCGCTCATACAGGATGTCACGTACTGATTGACTCACGCCAATTTGTGTAAACTCACCTGTGGTGGCTTCAATATAACCAATTGCCAAGGCATTGTCCACAACACCACGACGTGTGCCTGCTGGCGCCAACCATGGATAACTTGCGGCATCACTGCGCAAGATTGTGCGTACCATCATGTGGCTTGGTGGTTGAACAACTGTGTTTCCGCCAAGATCTGTGGTCTGACAACTGGGGTAGAACACACCGCAATAGTTGCTGGTCAAGATGTTGCCATCGCCATTGGGTTGCCCCAGGCCATTGTTGTTGGTAGCAAACGCCACCAGGCTTGTGCCATCTGGGCCCAGGCGCATGGGTGTGTCACCAACCACAAACAGAGTGTTGTTGCGTTCGTTGCTGAGTGCAATCATGTTTGGTGTCAACTCTGGATAAGCAGGTGTGGCAATGATATTGTATTGGTTCTGTTCTTCACGTGCTGCCACGCTGGTGTCAATACCTGACTTGAGTGCCTCCACAATAATTTGACGCTGTGCCAAGCGACCTGACCACATGCTGCCATTGGATTTGTTGCCACTTGCTGTGAGCCATGTGCTGAGATCTATCAGATTCCAGTATGCAGTATTGCTTGGTGCTGTGCCGGCTGAGGTGGCCACGGCACAAACGTAGATGCCATTGCTGTAACTCACAAAGTCATTCACAGCATAGGCTGTGGTTGCTGAATAAGCATCAATTGCATAGTCAGTGGCTGTGGTTGTAAAGTAGTCTTGTTGCCAAGTCTTGACATTATAACCAGAACGACGTGTGTTAAACAACAAGGTACCTTGTGGATACAGTGCAGGGTTAGGTGCATCTGGATCTAGATAATCGCTGGTCAACAAACTCACGATGCTTGGCAATGCATCTGCTGAAGGGTCTGTGGTGCCGTTTGTGCTCCAACGTGCATCTGCAAACAGGATACCATTTTGTGTGGTTTGATCTGTGGTGTCAATTTCTACCCACTGTTCAACACCGCTGACTGCTTGCCAACGATACAGTTTGGGATAGTTTTCCAGATCGGATGTGTCAATCCACAAGTCTCCGTATACCAACGGACTCAATGATGTGTCAGTTTGTGTGGTAGGTGCTGTGGCACTGATGATGGGTCCGGTAGCATTACAATCAGTTAGATCGTAACCACGAACATCATTGGTAACGTTTTGGTAACCCTGCCAGGCGCCATCATCTTGAATCATGATATCAGCTGCATCAACTGCACTGTAATACCACAAACGACCATCTGCTGGATATGAGTCTGGCGCAGTAGAACTGGCTGTGTATTCAAACAATGGTGTTGAAACAAAGTTACTGAGTTTGAGTCCTGTGCCACTTACTGGGTTTTGTACTTGATCAGGAGCGCCTACTGCAAAACCAGCAATTGTAACTGGGGTACCGGATACATTTCTTAAAAATATTGTGCCGCCGGCTGAATGAGTAAACACAATGTTACCTGCTGAGTTAACACTGGCTGTAACATAAGGATTTGCAATAGCCGATACAGCAGTGATGAAATCACTTACTGTGCCGGTTCCGCCAATGGTAGCAGTAGCGGTAGATAGCGTGGTTGATCCAGGCACCGTGGCATTGACAGCAAAACTATTACCTACAGTAAATGCCGCTCCTGTAGGTACGGTAGTGCCAGTTATTATTGTGGCGCCTGCCGCATAACGTTCTTCAATTGTGAATGCCGCGGTAGGAATAATGGTACTCCAATCAAAAGTAGTCCAAGCCACATAAGTAGTGCCTGCTGGAATGTTCTTTCCGCCGCCTGTGGGATCAAGTGAATAAATTGCGGTGATATCACCGGTATAGGCAGGGCAAGATTGTGTGATAAAAGTTCCAAGGGCGGCACTGTATTGCTTGACTATCAACTGCAATCCGTTGTTGGCACTACTCATGTTTTGCCACACAGAACCTGTGGGTCTTGCATTTAATGGATCAATAGTAGCACCTGAAATCCATTTGGGTTGTTCATAACTGTAACCTGGGAAGTATTCTGGAGCAGGATACTGGCTTGCAGTAATACCCAACTGAGTCAGCAACGCAGTTCCCAAGTTAGGGCCGGCCACAACTTCAATAAAGCCATCACTGTTCAATGTGGAACCGTCTGTACCTGCGGCACTGGTAGCATACAGATACAATTGATTGCTCACTGCCCGAGCAGTAACGCCAGTGATAGCGGCACTATTAATAACCGCAACAAATCCTGCCACAGTGTTGGTTGCACCAACTGTGACTGTGGTGCCGTTGATGATCATGTTGGCACCCACAGTCAAGGTAGTGGTAACTGCATTGGTTCCTGCCACTGTGGGCCATGAAGTTTTCCAGGCATTGCTACCAACTTGATTCCAGGTGTTGTCGTATTTTTTGTAATAAACAAAAGCATATGCATCTACTGCCGACACAGCATAGTCACCAATACTGCCAATGGTTGCCAATGGTGTGGCATCAGCAATTGGGTCTGACCCGTCGCCTCCCACTGTGTCTGTTGTGTCTGTGATTATGGTAGGAGTTTGTAGGTCAAATGTTTCTGTGGTGGCATTCCATTCAAACAGGCCCCAAGTAGAAAGGCCTGTGTCCAACCAGTAGGTGCCGTTGGCCGGGGTGCCCAATGGACGAGTCAAACTGGCTGTGAGTGCTGTCAAATCAACATCAGCACGTTGGATATAAGCGCGGTTTGTCACACCCAAGGCAGAGTAAGCGGCCAGCAAGCCGTATTCGTTGAGTTCGTATCCGTTGATAGGAGTACCAGTTGTGGTGTTGTAGAAGAATGGCACACCAAAGGTGGCTGCTAAATCACGCTGGCTGGTGATCAAATATGTTTTGTTTGCATTAGCGGCAAGAGTACCGGCTGCTACAGTGATTCCATCACTGGATACTTTGTTTTGCGCTGTGGCAACCACAAAGTAGGGTACTGTGTTAACGGCTGAGGGTACGTATTGACTCTCGTCAATTACTGTTACTTCTACGCCTGGTGATGTTAAAGCCATAATGGTTTCCTTTTCAAGTTGTAGATATTTATTGGCAAACGCCAAAAACACCCAGTTTGAACAACCTACATGTAGGTTCGTGTGCTAAATACCCCATGAGACCGTTTTGTAAAGTGTGTGGGGTGTTGCCTCGTGCAGTGGCCTATCACAAATATGACCGTGTGTACTATAGATCCATGTGTACTGCTTGCCAACGTCGAGGTCGCAAACAAAAGGCGCCGGTGCCTCGTTGGCAATTGGATGGTTACAAGAAAAAACCTGCATGTGACAAATGCGGGTTCAAAGCACGATATTCCAGTCAATTGTTTGTGTTTCACCTGGACGGTGATCTAAACAACAGCAATCAACGCAATCTACGAACTGTGTGTTTGAACTGCGGTGTAGAGGTCAAGCGTAGTGACGTTACTTGGCGTCGGGGAGATCTTGAGCCGGACTTGTGACCAATGATTTGACTTGCTGGTAGAGATCGTCTAGGGTGCCGTTGTTGTCTAATAACACATCGAAGTCCGTGCCGACCCAGGCAGTTTCACTAGCATGGATGCCAAATTTTTCTAATTTTCTGTGACTAATTGACCAGGTTGAGTTGCCGTTGGCACCACGATTTACACTCACCGCCGCATCATACCAAGAGGGTTCGGGCCCACGAGTCACTCTAATAACCCGGCCACCTGCACTTTTGATAGCCTTGATTTCGTTGGGAAAACGGCAGTCTGAAATCACCACATCATCTTGGCTGTGACGCAGTTTGTTTTCTAAACTGGCAATCCAGATATCGTCATGAAATCCGGCTCTGCACACTTCTGTGCCCCAGTATTGCAAGATCCAACGTGGAGTTAAAGTGGGCATGTGCAAGCGTTCGGCCCACCATGGATCCACTTGCTCACGCCACTCTCGGGCTTGTTTTGTGCGCCCTTCAAGCATGGTTCTGTCCCAACCAAACACCTGTGCCACAGCATCTTTAAGAGTTGATGCAAATGATTCCCTACGAAAATGATGTAAATTAACAAGATAGTCAGCAATAGTATCTTTGCCCGACCCTATAAATCCGCAGATGCCAATGATCATATTAATCCTTTTTAAAAATATCTAAATCAGTTTTATTTGTCCGCAGTCCCATGATATTGACACTGTATCTAGGATAGTGACTTGCGTTTGCTGTTGAATGTGGAGTGTTTGCCCAGTCGAACCAATGCACATCTCCGGCTTGCCAGTGTGTGTATGTGCATGTTCCATAAATGTAAAACTGCCCAGGGCGCCAATCTTCCAGCATCACAACCAACTTCACAATGTCAGCAGGATCACTATCAGGATATACCATGTCCAACTTGTCAATGTGTTGATTAAACACCTGTCCGGTACGCTGTACATGCACTCGTGTTTTTTCTTGCTCTAGTGCAAACTGTGCAGACAACTGCTTGATATTGGGCACCCTGTCCAAATCATCAAACACATCTGTCAGTTCCATTTCAGGGTTTCCCCCACCCTGCACAATATCATATTCTTCTTGTTCTATGTGAGGGCTCAGACTTGTGGGTCTTGGCGTTGCCACGGTACTTTTTCTGTTGCGCCAGGTCATGGGTCGAGTGTGCCGCTTGATATACTCAAGTTCTTGGGCCCAGGTGTTTTGGTAACGTCCTAGTATTCGAAACCACTCACCGGGCTTGTCGATTCTCGTATCATCAAAATGATATTTACTTTGATTTTTTGTGTATTCCCAATTGCTTTTCATTTGAGTTCTGTTACTTTGAGATGTTGAAGTGTTGCTTGCAACATGCCTATTTGTCTACGGCAGTCTTCTAGGGCATGGTGGCTGGTGGGAGGGATTGGTAGTTCAGGCCACAGACTAAACACTGTGCGGCTATCTCGAACCATATAGTATTTCCAAGGCAGGGCTTTGCCATAACTCTTGTAGGCATGCTCAAGAATCGTGCAATCAAACGTGGGCCCTTGACAATACAAAAATTTACTAGTCCAGATGAGTTTGCCTAACTCATCTAGAGCCTGATCTAACGGAACACGATCATCCTCAGCAAATGCTTCTTCTCTAGCATGGGTAGGTTGGGTTGCCCACCAATTTAAAGTACTGTCATCGATAGTTCGATTTTCTTGACTTTCTAATGAAACCCTGGCGTAGTAATATTGTTTATAATACCCAGAACCCAAAGGATCAAATGATTGGGCGGCTATAGTTAAGATGGTGGCAGCAGGTGCCACCCCAATGGTTTCGATGTCGATCATTAGTGAACTCATATTAACATTATACGTTAACATCTAAAAAATATCAACTGTTATGGTAAATAAAGGTGCCAATCGCGATACTGGACATATCCACCGGCTCTAACAGTTTATGAGGAACTATCAGCATGAATACTTATCCACCTAACTATTACGTTTATGCATATCTGCGTAAATCAGATCTAACTCCATACTATATCGGAAAAGGCAAAGGATACAGAGCCTGGGCCAAACAGCACAATGTCAAAATTCCTACTGATGCTAATAGAATTGTGATAGTAGAATCCAATCTTACCAATATCGGTGCTCTTGCAATTGAGCGACAATTGATAAGATGGTATGGTCGCAAAGATTTAGAGACAGGAATACTTCGAAATTTAACCGACGGCGGAGACGGCACGTTTAATCTTGTTCCGTCGGAAAAAAGAAAATTGGCTTGTATTAAATCTAATCAAGAACGAGTATGGACCGAAGAGTCAAAAAATAAACTGCGGGCATTTAATTTAGGAAAGAAGCAAACTGCTGAATCTAATTTTAAACGAAGCCAAACTCTTAAAGGTAGAGCGTTCACTGAGGAGCACAAACTAAAAATAAGCCAAGGTCAAAAAGGTAGAGTGCAGTCTGCTGAAACCAAGGCAATTATTAGTGCAAAGAAACGGGCACGAGATGCGGCCCGTAAATTGCTTAATTAACCAATCACCCAAGTAAGTGGCTGACTTGCATCCACGTACATTTTGAGTTCTTCAATTTTGGCATCCATCATGGCTTGCCCTTCGCTCTTCATTGCGGCACCGTTTAGTTGCCCGCCACCTTGTGGTCCAGCAATGGTCGAGAACTTTTCACGTGCTTCACCAATGATCATTTTACAAGCACCAACCATGTAATCCCGAATCCACTGCTGAATTTGGTAGTCACTCAGCAACTGGATTTCAGGTTTGGTCTGATACACCCAGAGCAGGACATTTTCGCCAGTGCCTTTTGGATCACGAATCAGTTGCAGTTTCTTGGTCACAGGATTCCAGGTATAGTTCATGTATGCACCAAACATGCGTCCAGCAAGTTCAACATACTGTGAGTAGAAGTCGTATGTGGCCAAGCCACCTGCCACGTTGAAGTTCATAAGGTAAACGTTGATACTTGCCTGTGCAAACGGATCAAAATTTGATGCAAACGGTCCTGTTGAGTCGCCAAATGTTCTGCGAAAAATTTGACGTACACTTTGCACTTCCTGTGGCAAAGTATAAATGTTGAGATCTCGAATCAACTCCATGAAGATGTAGGCTTCTTCATAGGCATTTTGAGCACGTTGGCGATAAACGCCTAGAGTACGCTGATATGCCGCTTCGTAGTGTGCAGGGTCTAATTCAAGATCAATGATTTGATCACCCATGGTCAATTTGCAATACTCAATAAGATTTTGCTTTAACTCGGGTAAGGTATTTTGTTCAGCCATTGGGGAGACTCCGTTCCCCCTTATTTACCAGGCTTTAAGTATGATCAAGTTCTCAGTACCCCGGGCATTCCAGGGTGTTTCTGTAGTGGTTAGATCCCGGTAGATCTTTCTAGAGGCTGGCTTGCCTGCGGCCTGTATGGCTCGGACAACATCTGCTGGTTTGCGCACAGTTTTTTGCAGTGTTTCCACAGTACTGTAACCAATAATGCTGTTGTTCTTGATGGTAAATGCCTGTGTATGGCTGTCTGCTACCACATGAATCAACTTGCGTTTCTTGGTATCGTACAACCAGGCTTCGGCCTTGTCCACTAGACTTGCGGCTGGCAGTCCTTTGAGTTTGAGTTCCACAAACTCTGCTGTGTGTTTGAACTTGGCCGCACGTTTCTCTGGGGGTACTGTCCGGACCTTGCGTGGCTTGCGTTCCACTTTCTTGATCTGAACATAAGCACCGCAGTCGTTGATCACCGCTTCGCAAAACTTTACGCAATTACGCAATTGAATCTTGGTCAGGTACGAGTATGCTTCCACCAGCAATGGATCCTTGCCCGCCACTGCCTCTTCAAACTCTGCCAGTTTGCGTTTCCAACGATTGGAGATTTCACTGGTCATTTGTGGCGCCACGTTCATACCACGGATTACCATGATAGGCTTGTAGTCTGCTGACATCTTGGCACCGGCCATCATGAATTCATCAAACATGCCATCCAACTCAGCCGCACACTCGCCAACTTTTTCTCTCAGGCGATCTTGTATGTTAGGCCGGGCTGGTCCTTCTTGGGCTGGCTCAGCATCCGCCTCAACTGTTTGTTTGCTGGATAAAATTTCTTTTAGCAAGTTGTCCAGTTTGATCTGTTCTGTTTCGCTTAACTCTAATCCCACCATCTTCATGCGACATAACCAGCCTGTGGTTAGGCGTATAGCCGAATCTGGAATGCTTTTTAGTACTCGCACATCTGCCTTGCGATCCTGCGACTCCAAGTAGTTCACAATCATTTCACGAGCATCTTTTTTGCCGTAAAAATAGTTGTACCAACTGAATGCTTTGCTCAGGGCACTGATGCGATTTTCTGTGGGTTGTGTTTTCCACGGAGGCTCTCCACCCATGACATTGGTATCAGAACTACGGGGGTTCAGCAGTTTAATGGGTTTCATCAGGGCTCCTTTAGTGGTAATACAGTAATTATAGCACTTTGGGATTTATTGGTCAACCGCCCATAAATACTGCATGATCTTCAATGATAGCAAATATACACGTTGGTATAATCAACTCGTCGGGCAAGCAGGGGCTCGAATTTTGCCACGAGATGTTTATACAGAGAAACATCATATTGTTCCCCAAAGCCTCGGAGGAAACAATAGCATAGACAATCTGGTTAGGCTTACTGCCCGTGAGCATTTTGTTTGCCATTGGTTGCTTACCAAGATGGTTACCGGAGTAAATCAAAAAAAAATGGCCTATGCTTGTAAGCGAATGATGCATAGCAAAAATTCTAGCCAACCCAGATATCAAATTACATCAAGAATATACGAGAACCTTAAGATTCAATTAAATGTAATGCTTAAAAATAGGCAGTTCAGTGAGTCTTGGAAAGAAAAATTAAAACAAGCGGCTAGAAAACGTGCTGACAATGAAAGTATCGATGCCAAAGAAATTAGAAGAAAAACTATGATTAGTGTCAATAAATCGCGCAAAGGTGAGAAACGATTAGCCACCACAGGTGACAAAAATCACATGTTTGGAATAAGACTAACTGGAGAGAGCAATCACTTTTTTGGAAAGAAACACACAGAAGAAACTCTTGCAAAACTTAAAGTCCCAAAACCTAAATTTCAATGTCAACATTGTAAGACAGTTGTAGGTGGCCAATCAAATTTAATACGCTGGCACAACGACAATTGTAAATTAATTTTAGGAGAATTAAAATTCCACGCCTGAGCATGTACCGGCCCAACCGGACTCGAGATTATCAATTCCTTGACCGCATCATAAGTGAGCAATACACTGTAGGTGGCCTCGACATTTTCCTGCACCGATACATGGGACCGCAAACCGGAGGCGAAGATAGTGCATTTTCGGGCAACGGTGATGCCACCCAGCCCACTTATGATAACTTGGATCCTTTGAACATCCAAGATCTCCTGTTGTTAGAAAACCGTGACAGAATTTACGATCCAGACGTGTATTGCATGCGTGGCGTGTACAATCATCAAGACATTGACTTTGATCTAACACAATTTGGCCTGTTCTTGAACAACGATACGTTGTTCATCACATTCCACTTCAACGACATGATTGACATATTAGGACGTAAAATCATGAACGGTGACGTGCTAGAAGTGCCCAATCTAAAAGATTACTATCCATTGAACCCGTCTATTCCCCAGCCATTACCTCGTTACTATGTGGTGCAAGATGCTGACTATGCCACAGAGGGCATGAGCCAAACCTGGTTGCCACACACCTGGCGTGTGAAGGCCACACCAATGACCAACAATCAAGAGTTCAAAGACATACTCAAGAAACCTGTGGTCAGCGAAAATATCTGGGACAACGGCAACTTCTATCCCACTGGCTGGATTACCAACTACGGCGATGTGTACTATCAAGCCCGACAAAACGTACATGCTGGTACAGACATCACAAACACTGACTACTGGCAATTGTATACTCCACTTACACAAAGCGATGTGTTCAGCACTCGTCCCAAAGACAATCAAATCAACGATGCCATACTCACACAGGCAGATGTAGAGGTTCCACTAAGTGGTTACGATGTCAAACCGCTGTATGTTGTGCCTACCCTGGACAACGGACAACCAGCCAATCCAATTGGTCTAACAAACCAGAGTGGCGACACAGTGGATGGTACACAAGGTGGCATGAATGTCACATCAAAGGCCGATGGCTATACCGTGGGCTACTTGTCCGGTGATGGGGTTCCGCCAAATGGGCTGCCAGTTACTTCAGGAGTACAATTCCCATTGGGTGCTGTGGCCGGCGACTACTGCTTGCGAGTGGATTACTTTCCCAATCGACTGTTCCGCTACGACAGCCGACGTTGGGTCAAAATTGAGGACAAAGTGCGAACAAATCTCAACAACGGGCCTACCAATGATACTTTACGGTCGGGCTTTGTCAACAATACATACACTACGTCCACAACAGATCTTGGTAATATCCCACAACGTCAGAGTCTCAGCCAGATACTGAGACCACGTGCAGACAATGGAGACCAGAAAGGTTTTCAGGATCCCAATCCGCCACCTGATACACAACCGGGCCAGAAATCGAGTTAATCATGAGTCAAATGTTTTTTTACGATGCGCAAATACGCAGATTTTTATTGCAGTTCACACGAATTGTCAGCAACTTTCAAATTGAATATGGCAACGAAACAGATGGCGTGAACAATGCCGCACTAATACGTGTGCCTGTTCGTTACGGAGATGCTAGTCGTAATGCTCAAGTTATTATCCAGGAGAATAGTCGCAACTCAATGCCAGCCTCACCGCTGATGACGTTCTACGTATCAAGTTTAGATTATGATCGTCCCAGAATGCAAGAGCCGTATCATGTGAGCAAAATTCAAGTTCGCCAACGTGCTTATGATACCGAAACTGACTCATTTGAAACCACCCAAGGCAATGCGTTCACAGTAGAGCGACTGATGCCTGTGCCTTATAAACTAGGAATTACACTGGACATCTGGACAAGCAATACCAATCAAAAAATGCAGTTGTTGGAACAAATACTGACCTTGTTCAATCCCAGTCTGGAAGTGCAAAGCACCGACAACTTTATTGACTGGACTAGCCTGAGTGTGGTTGATCTAGAGTCAGTGACCTGGACGTCAAGAACTGTGCCAATTGGTACTGAAAATCCCATTGACATGGCCACTATCAAGTTTAGCCTGCCCATATGGATTAGTTCACCGGCCAAGGTCAAGAAACTGGGCGTGGTAGAACGTGTGATCATGAGCATGTATGATGCGCAAGGTGATCTAAGCAATGCGGTCACAGACAATGACTTGTTGTTGGGCACCAGAGTCATAGTCACTCCTTGGAATTATGAAACTGTGGTAATTGGCAATCAAATACAATGCTTGCAAGGCCGTACTATTGTGCCCAATGGTGCCAATGATGATTTGACCCCCACAGCAATTGTAGCAGGCAGTAGCCTGTTATGGCCGGCTGTGATCAGTGCCTACGGTGTGTTACGCCCGGGTATCAGTCAAATACGTCTGGATCAAGAGGATGGTACTACAATTGTGGGAACCATTGTGATCAATCCCAACGATGATCGATTGTTGATTTATGATATTGATCAAGACACAGCACCACAAAACACCTTGGATCCTATCACTGCCATTATTGATCCACTAATATCTGGTCCCAATTATGGATTGCCTGCACCGGCTGTGGGTCAACGCTATTTGTTAACTGACGCAACTGGCGCAACAATCAACACATATCCTCCAGAAGCATGGCAAGGTGCTGTGGGACAACAGTTGGTAGCAAGTGCCAATGATGTGATTGAATGGACTGGTATCTACTGGCGAATTGTTTTTAACAGTGTGGCTCAAGCGGCAACTGTTCAATATGTCACAAACATTACCACAGGTGTTCAATACGAATGGACTGGTGTCGAATGGGTCAAGAGTTATCAAGGTGTGTATGTTGGAGGCACATGGAGTCTAGTGCTTTGAAGGCAGTGGGAGTGTGGTTCCGCAGTCGGGACACCAAACGCTATCTCTATCTCTTGAGAAACGACGTCAAGCATCCGGGTGCCTGGGGCCTGCCTGGCGGCAAGATCGAAACTGGCGAAACCTTGCTAGGTGGGATGGAACGTGAGTGTATTGAAGAACTGGGTTTCTTTCCCACTTACTTGAGATTGATACCCTTGGAAAAGTTTACATCAGCAGATTTGGCTTTTGAATATCACACCTGGATATGTGTTGTGGACACTGAATTTGTGCCTAGACTCAACTATGAGCACTTGGGATATGCCTGGATTGACGCTGGCACTTGGCCCAAGCCCATGCATCCTGGGTTATGGAATACCATGAATATTGACGCTGTGCAACAAAAAATTCAGCAGATAGAACAGACTTTATAGTCTGCCGACCACAATCTCAATTGTACCTGACACGCCGTCAAAGTTTTCCAATGCTTTGCCGATCACTGTGCCCATGGCAGGTGCGGCACTGGCTTGTGCATATCCATTGCCGGCTGTGACCATCATGTCACCTTTGCGTATGGTACCTGTTACTGACGTTGGCACACGACCTTGAAGAGCCACTGCCACCTTGTGTTCGCTTTCAAGCACACTGTTCATCAAGTGAGCAGGGTTGGTAGATACAACTCCGGCTACTCGCGGATCAGCATTGGTAGTTGATATAGTAACTTCATTTTTGCCACCAAAAATCAACACAGTGCCTGGTGCGTATTCAGCGTCGGTTGAATAAAGTTCTGCTAAGTCAGCGTACTGTGCTGTGGTTGCTTTGCCAAACACAGTGTTAAAATAAACTGTTGAGTTACCGATATTGCCAACACCGTTGGCATTGTTGTTGACAATATTACCGGCACTAACGTTGCCAGTTGATACGGTTAAACTTGAGCCTGT